TCGTCACCCCATGCGTCCAGCACCGACGCCACGTCCACGGAGGTCGACGCAGGGGCCGGAGCTGCAGGGGCGGCCTGCGCAGGGGCGGCTTGCGCAGGGACCGGAGCTGCAGGGGCGGCTTGCGCAGGGACCGGAGCCGCGGCGCGCGGGGGGCGGCCACGACGAACCGGCGGAGCCACGGCAGGTTCAGCAACCGGTGCAGCAGGTGCCGGTGCAGCAGGTGCCGGTGCGGCTGCGCGGGGAACCGAGTTCGCGTCGAACGGCAGGGCGCCGGCCGGAGCCTCCTTGACCACGTACGTGGTGTCGATCGCTCGCATGGCGTCGTCGGACGTCGCCTTGAGCTTGACCGAGTTGAACTCCGTTTCCGTCAGCGGGCGCAGTGCCTGGAACGTCAGCACGGGCACCGATTCGTCGGTGTCAAACCGCGCCTCGGTCACGACACCCGACATCGGGACTTGGTGCCCGTGCAGGAACTTGGCGTACGCCTGCATCGGCATTTTGTTCGGGGCTTTGGGGTTGCCAAACAGCGACTTGGCGGGCAGCTGCAGGCGGTAGATGTCGCCGCTGATGTCGTTCTCGAGCAGGACCGCGAAGCGGCGGCTGAACCGGCACGCGCGGGAGTCGTTCTGACCCGACCCCTTGATGTTCTGGGGGCACGTAGCGCAGGCCGTTGACTGCGGGGCGGGTGCATTGGCGTCAGGCACTTTGCCATTGGCCGAGAAGCAATCCGGCGAAGCTGTCTGCCCCTTGACGTACGTACCCACGTAATACGTACGGGCAACGTCCGGCGCTGCGTTGATGAACACGAAGTTCATGGCACGGTCTTCGTTGCGGGAGATTTCCTCCCCGCCGACCAGCATGCGCCAGACACCGCCTTCGATAGAGATGGTGCGGCCGTCGCCCGTGCCGCTGATGGTTTTGGTGAAATCTTCCACACCGCGCAGGTGGGCAGGAAGTTGCGCGCCGCTGGGGAACAAAGCAATGTTCGACATGATGTACCTATAGAGTTGGGAATGGGTCAGACAAACGTAGTGGATCAGAATGTGGCTGCGGCCCTCCGCACAGTGATGGTGTACTTGGAATCTACGTTAAGCCCCGGGGGCACTTGGTCCGGGTGCGCTTTCAAGAACGACGCCGTGTTGGTCTGGTGCAAACGCTGCTCCAGCAAGTCGAACGCGTCATGCTCACGGATGAAGATCCGCATGGAGTCCCAATCCGACGTCCAGTAGCGGGTCTGAACGCCTCGCGTAAACGTACCGTGCTTGGTTTTGCCGCCATCGGTGCCCGTGGACTTGCATACTTCCAGCAGGTGTTGCTCGAGTGCCGCTTGCTGCTCTTTGAGTTTCGTGTCTTCCGCCTCGTAGTTCGCTTTGAGCGCCGCACGGGCATCGCGGATTGCGATGTAGGCGGACACGACTTTATCAGCGCTAATGGTCATTGGGGGTCTCCGGTTGGTCTGGCTAGTATACGGTAATGATGAACAAAGTCAAGCAATGACTTGTTGAAACAGTTCCGCGGTCATTCCGTGGAAGTCTACTTTGGAGTCGAGCATGGCGTACACCTTACGCTCTACCGCACTGCCTTGTAGGCGCACCACGGTCACCTTGTTTGTCTGCCCCGCGCGGTGGGCGCGAGCGTTGCCCTGCAGGTACAACTCGGCGGATGGCACGGGGCCCCACCATACAACGGTATCTGCGCGGGTCAGTGTAATGCCGTGCGCAGCCGCTTGCGGGATGATCAGCAACACGCGTGGGTTGGGGTCGGCTTGGAACTGCTTGATCAAGCTGGCGCGTTCACTTGCCGGGGTGCCGCCATGGATGGACGCCACGGCGTAACTGCCCGTACCGTTACTGGCACCGATGAGTCGTACAATTCGCTGATTCAATTCCTCCTCGAGTTTTTCCAGTACGTGTCGGTAAGGCACGAATACGATCACCTTGTGCTCCGTAGCTTCGATCGTCTCCATGAGCGCGTTCACGCGGGGGCCGATGTCGAAATCCACAACATCGCCATCCTCTGCGTAGGCGGCGCCTTGGGAGATTTGCAACAACTTGTTCAACAACCCCGCAGCGTTGACTGCTGTGATCTCCGCACCGGCGGCCATTGCCACCATATTCTTACGAATGCGTTCGTAGTACGTCTGCTGCTGCGCAGTGAGCGGTACTTCCCGCGTGGTGTACACCAGATCGGGGAGGTCCAGACACTCGGCCTTTGTGAAGCGGATTGCAGGCTGCAACGTCTGGAATACAGTGTCCTTTGCGTCGTCTTTCGGTACCCACTTGAACTGCGTTACCTTGCGCATGACTTTATCCCGGAATGCACCGAAATATCGCGGGACCGAATCCGGGCGCACCAGCCGGGCTAGCCCGTACGCATCCTCGGGAGATTGCGCAGCGGGCGTACCAGTCATTAGCCACAGCCACGTGGTGGCGTCCACCAACGAAGCCAACGACTTCCAACGGTTGGTGCTTACGTTTTTGATCGCGTTGGCTTCATCGACGATAATCAGGTCGAAGCCCCCCGCACGTAGCTCCTTATGTACGGTCGGGATGCCATCGAAGTTGATGATAACGACCTCATACGGGCCACCAATGATGGCGCGGCGTCGATCGGCCGTGCCGGATGCAATGGCTACCTGCCTGTGCATAACAGTGCGGAACAAGTCGGCCCGCCACGCGGTATCCATGATCGACACCGGGCACACTACCAGTACGCGCTTGATGATCTTTCTGGTCATCAAGTAGTCTGCGGCCCATGCGGCGGCGCTAGTCTTGCCCGTGCCAGCCTCCGACAAGTTGTAGCAGCGTGGGTGCGTAGCCAAGAACGCAGCGGTTACACGCTGATGGGCATACGGGGTGTACACGCCCGGCCAGCGGTAACGACCCAAGATCGGGTGTGGCACGTCCTTGATGCGCAGATTGCGCAGAATCCGCACCTCGTCGTCACCCCAGAACACCATCACCTTGGCTTTGTCGCCCCGCTGCTCCAACACGGTACTTCGTGGGATAAGTGCCTGGATCTGCGCCGCTTTGCGCGTGACGAACACAAGTGCTTTGTTGTCGATTATTTCCATAAGACAGCACAAATAGCGTGAACCCCGAAGATCCACGCTGGTTGCAAGGTGTGTGCCCTTGCGGGCACGGCGTTTACCGCTCGCGCTTGGAGCGTTCGGATTTTAGTGCGCCGGTCTTGGTACGGGCGAACGATCGGTTCTTGCTGGCGGGTTCTACGGTTAAATTACTGCGTGCGTTGCCGCCACCTTTACTGATGGCTGTCACGTGCGCTACATCTTTGCCGTCGCCCTTCTGTACGACGCCCTCCTTCTCCAGCGCGTACCGAGCGCGGTTGCGCGCGGCGCGGTTCTTTCGCTGTTCCGGAGAGGCGTGGTACCGATCGTATTCGTTGCGGTAGTTGCGAGCCATGGTTATTTCCTGTACTCACACATGGCAGGTGTGAGTGGGCAGAAGTTGCACAGTGCCGACGGGCTGGCGTTCCACGCGCCCACCTTGACATTCATCTCAATCTCAAGCGCCCGACGGGTCCACTTCGACAGGATGAACGGTAGCTGCTCTCGGGTGTACTCAGCGGTCACGTGCTTGTCGATGACCACAAACAGCAGCATACCGCGCACCTTGTCGATGCACGGGAAGTGCGCAAAGATCAGCGCAGCCATAAGTTCCAGTTGGTCGGGGTCTGCAAATTTGGCGCTCTTGCCTGTCTTGAAGTCCACCACCCGCGCGATACCCGTCTCGTGGTTGAGAGCCATGAAATCTGGCACCCCCCGAACCCACGCGGCATCGGAGAAAAAATCGCACGTCTTGAAATCCGCCGTAAGCGCCATTTTGTGCTCACACTTGATTTCCCCCTTGTACTTCTGCAGGGGCATGACGTACTTGAGGTACTGCGCGAACTGCGCAGGGAGGTCTTGGTTATGCAGGATGAAGTTCTCGAATGCCTTGTGCACTTCAGTGCCGTAACGCGTGGCGTCCGTCTCCGAGGATCGCACATCGCGCACGATGCGCACGCGGTGGTACCTGCGGGGACAACCGGCAAAGTCCTTGATCGAGCTGTATGAATGGGAGAGTGGGCGCGTCGTGGGTGTCGTAGTCATGGTTCCTCCGTAGAACGCCCAGTGTATCAGCCGCCGTAGGTCTTGCCCACCTTCGCTTCGCACGCCACCGGTAGCCCGGGGGCCCACTTCGGCGCGGTCGACATGATCGTCTCCACAAACAGTTTGGCGTCGGCTGCATCCTGCTCAGGCACCGCGATGGCCACAGAGTCATGCACGGTCAGCACGGGGCGGTACCGCTTGGCGATGGCCAGCATTTGCTCGCCGATGACGATGCGGGCGATGGCCTGGGTGTAGTTCTCCACGACCTTCCCGCCGTACACCTTGGTTCTGACGTTTTTGGACTCGTAGGTCCATCCGTCCGGGCTTCGCCGAAGCTGCGGGTACCGCACATGCAGGCCATTCGGCAGGCAAATGCCGTGCTCGTCGGTGTACATCAGGCGGCGTGTGTCCAGTGCGAACGCGGTCTGGTTGCTCATCGCCCCCAGCGCGGCCTCCGCACGCTTCCACAGCAAGGGGATCATGCGATACCGCGCCCGGTAGGCGTCCACCAGCACCTTGGCCTCCTCGAGTGTTACCCGCACGCGGGCCACAGCCCAGAGATACGCCATCAACTTGGCGGCCCCCACACCGTACCCGCACCCCAGCACGGTGCCTTTGCCGATCTGCCGCTGGTGATGCGTGACGTTGTCCTCCGATCCGCCGTAGATGTACGTGGCGGTCAGTCTGTACACATCCCGCCGCTCCGCGAACGCGGTCACGAGGTCGTCCTGTCCGGCCAACCACGCCAGAATGCGCGCTTCAATCTGCGATGAATCGCTGTCGATGATCACGTGCCCCGGGGGTGCCAATATGGCCCGTTTCAGATGCCCGGCGTTCGGCCCGCGGCTGGGTAGATTCTGCAGGTTGACGTTGTCGGTGCCCGACCACCGCCCGGAGTGTGCGCCGTAGTACCGCAAGGGGATGGGCAGCGCGCCCCGCGCGCTGATGCCGAGAAACCGCTGTGTACGGGACTCTTCGATCGTGGTCTTCACTCCGAGTCGCGCGGTCACGAGCGCCGCTACCGTGGGGTTCTCATGGTCCGCCAATGCCGTGAACGCTTCGTCCGTGCGGGCGAGTGCATAGGCGGGCTTGCCTGTGGTTGGGCTTATTTTTATCGGCGGCATCACCCCCAATAGTTCCAACGCCTGCGCCATTTGTTTGTCCGAGCGCAGCAGTCGCTGCATGGCGTCGGGTTCGCCAGAGAACAGTCGTTGTGTGAACTCAGCATGACCGGCTTGTAGCAACGCGTCCCGCGCCGCGTTCATCGCATCAGCCTGCGCGGTCTGTACATTGTGCAAATGCGTGGATAGGGCGGCAGCGTCCAGCTGCAGTGTGGGCTCCGTAAACATGCGAATCGTCAAGTCGATGAGCTTCAATTCTTTTTTGGGGAAGCCCATTGCCATAAAACTATGGAATGCCCGTCGGGTGATAGCTGTATCATTACAACAATACCGTCCATACGCAGCCAACTCAGTAACGGTAAAATCCGCGTACCGCTTATCCAGTGCCCGCAGCACTTCGGTGCCTTTATTACCCAAGTTCAGGCGCGTGGCGATGAATGCCAAGCTATGAGAAGTGGCGTGTGGAAACAACGCGCGAGACATGCCCAACGTGTCGCCCCATGCAGCGGGTTTGTGCCCGTATCGCCACGAGATAATTGCGCCGTCGAACAGAGTGTTGTGACACAGCACGAACGCGTCGCTCCACGGCACTGCAGCCAGCGCGGTCGTAACGTCTGGTTGTGGGTACCAGCGGGCCGGTTGATCGCCAATTGCAATACTGACACCGATAACCTCAAACCGCGAATCGCGGATGTACTCCTCGGTAGTCAGTTTCGACAGCGAATACGCGGAGTCGTAATATGTCTCGAAATCAATCGCGATGAGCTGCATGGTCAGTGCGTGGCTGTGCCAGTTGGCAGGTTGGACACCCCTACAATGGTGTGCGCGGCAGTCTGGGCGAGATGCGCGCAGTCTGCTGCCTCGAGCCCGAGGGAATAGATGGTAACCCGCTCGTCA